CTTGAAGAAGAGAGAGATTCTTTAGTGGAGGCTGGAAGCAGCTTACACGATGAAATGAAATTGTTAAAAGAAACGACAAAGAAACCATTTAAGTCTTCGGAGAAGGCAGTTGTTGTTTCGGAAAATAATGTTAAAGTTGAAAGAATTGGAAATGAAAATCAGTTCTTAACCGAAGATATGATGAAATTTATGCCTTAAGGAGGCAAGATATATGTTAGATACATTTGGTGGAAATACTAGATTAGTAGAGAAGTGGGAGCCCGCTCTCGAAGGTATCCAAGATGATTACGTGCGCCGCACTACGGCACAGCTACTCGAAAACCAAGCGAAGCAGATTGTTTCTGAAAAGCTTAACGAGGTTGCTGTTACCACAGGTGCTACCACGGTTGGTCAGCTTGGTACTTTCCAGAAGTTCGCTTTCCCACTCGTTCGTAGGGTTTATCCCGAATTAATTGCCAACAAGATTGTTGGCGTACAGCCCATGCAGGGGCCAGTTAGCCAGATCTTCTATCTGGGTAACAGCCGTGTCTTTGACAGCACGGTTCAAACTGTGTACAGCAAGTACCAGCTAACCTATCGCGGTCTCAACAATGAGCCAATCGGTCACATCTCAGTCTCAGCAGGCGCAAACGCAGNTNATAAAGGGGCGGCTCGTCCTCATGCTTCAGGTCTTGATGTTGACGTTGATGGTGCCTCTTTTGACCTTACTAGCGTTAATGAGATTTCTGGTGCTGGTAGCACTAGTGGTACTTACGGTGGTAAGATCGCTGCGTGGCCTGAGGACGAGACGATCCAGGGTTGGACCGTTTCAGGCGGAGAGGCTCTAAATGGTACTGGTATTCCAGAGCTTCAGTTCCATATTCAGCAGCAGGCTGTTGTGGCTGGCACTCGCAAGATGAGGGCACTCTGGACGTTAGAGGCTTCTCAGGACCTTAAAGCTTATCACAACCTTGATCTGGAGCGTGAGCTTACTGATCTTCTCAGTAAAGAGCTTTCGTTGGAGATCGACCGTGAGATTCTTGAGAATCTGCGAATGATCGCATATGGTCTTAACGGTACTGATACGTTTGGTAACTGGAAAGCGCAACAGTTGGATAATGGAAATCCAAACAGTTTCAAGGATACTTACCGCGTTTCTCCTACTGCTAATGCTACTGGCTTCACAGCAGGTTTTGTTCCCAGTTCGTTTACGTATGATCAGAATGCCAAAAACCACTTCGCGCAGCCAACAGATTCAGTAGATTCCAACGTGTATGTCATGGACTTTACGCAAAGCTCCTTGAGCTTTAGCCCTCGTCATATTGGCGAGACCTATGCAAATATGTTGGCTCTGATCAACATGGCTTCTCAAGACATTTACCGCACCACGCATCGTGGTCCTGGTACTGTTATTATTACTTCTCCTCTTATTGCAAGCTTCCTTGAAAGCTCTGCGAAGCTTGAGGGGGGTATTGAGAACGCTGATAAGCCCACCAACATGGGTAGCACGATTGCTTACAAGGGTAGATTCGCTGGTAAGTATGAGTTGTATGTTGATCCGCTCTGGCCCGAGGACGAGATTCTCTTGGGCTACAAGGGTGCTAACGCCATGGATGCTGGTTTTGTGTATTGCCCATACATTCCGCTCCAGCAACTGCCGACCATTACGGATCCTGAGAGCTTCCAGCCTAGGAAGGGCATCTTGACTCGTTATGGCATGGCAGCGATTACTCCTGCTCACCGCTTCTATCGAGTGATTAGAATTGTTGGTCCTAACGCCAACTACCTGACCACGCCGTTCGCTAGGAACGCTAGTGTGCAGGGTACCGCAGTAACTGGTTACGAGTAAGATAGTTAACTTGTAAAAAAAGAAAAGGTTGAGAGCCATAAAAAGCTCTCAACCTTTTCTTGTTTGTGGGTATATAAAGTAGAGGAATTTATTTATGACGCATCAAGTTGCTCCTGTTGGCCCTTTACGTCCTAGAGTCACTTCGTATGGTGATTCTTTTGGTACGTTTAAAGGTGTTCATCTTACTGATCATGTTTCTACAGGAGATATAGATCAAGATAAACTTAATAAAAATACTTTAGTTGATGGTGTAGAATTTAATATATTTGAAACTACTATTAAGGATTATATATTATCTAAATTAGGTCATCCTATTGTAAGAGTGGAGTTAGCTCCTTTACAATTAAAAATTGCTATTGATGAGGCTACTACTAAGCTTTCTTACCATGCACCCGTATGGACTAAGCAATTTGCTACTTTTGAAGCGTCTGCACCGTGCAACTTATATGAGATTCCTTCTTTTATTCTGAATAATCTTACATACGTTGTTTATAAGAAAACTCTCCTAAGTATACAATCGCAGGCGGGCACCTTAGAGTTTGACTTTTTTATCAAATACTTTCAGGATAACCACTTGTTTGGAGATTTCCAGGTTGGTGAGTTTTACCTAATGCAATCTCATCTTGAACAAATGAGAAAGATATTATCTCAGGAAGGTTCTTTTGATATTATTAATAATAAATATTTACAAATATCTCCAAAACCGGCTCAAACGACTCAAGATGTAATTCTTGAGTATAGAGCAGTAGATTCTAACACTATCCATCCTGCTTATAGGAATTGGATCCAAAAGTATGCACTCGCTGTTGCTAAGGGTATCCTAGGAGAGATTAGAAGTAAATACGCAACGTTACCCTCTCCAGGTGGTGGAGCACAATTAAATGGGACTGCACTTAAACAAGAAAGTGTTCAAGAGATGGAGCAGCTTGTGCAGGAACTTCTTCAAGAAATTGAAGAGCCGCCTGCTTTCACTCTGTATTAATTAGATGAAAAAAAACTATAAAGTAACTACTCCTATGCCCATGATCCCTGATATTGATCATGAGGATAGCGAGTTAAGTTTATTTGATCCCACTAATCCTGATATCAATATGTTTAATTTGGTTGATGATGAGATTATTAGGTTAGGAGGCTCAAAGCTTTATTTATATAAATTCTTCAGAAGTGAAGANGAGTATGACGATGTTTACCTAGAGATTAAGAATAAAGCGATTCATTCTGAGCCTATGCTGGTTCATGGACATTATGACCCTAAAGTCTTAGAAGAGAATCTCACAGAGTTTGGAATAGAATTAACTAATGATCAAATATTTATCTTTAACAAAAGTTATATTGAACAAAAATTAGGCAGGGAAGTTATCCCTGGGGACGTTATAAAGCCAGCATTCCAGAATCAAAAGTATGAAATATTTGAAGTTCAGGAAGATGCTTTTGAGTCTTATGGGGTGTATCATTTAAATTGCCATGCCAAACTCCTGAGGGATTCACCAGAGATACAAGATACTCCTCTTACCCATATTTCAGATTTCTTAGGAGGTTACGAAGGACAGGAGAGTGAGTTATAATGGCTAAAGTTGATCCACAATCCCTAGTAAGTGATTCCTCCACTAGTTCTCTATTAACTGATCTACAAGAGACTTATGAAACTGTCGCTGGTTCTTTTGCTTATAACTCGTCTTTAAGAAGTGCGACCAGGACTACAAAGCTAAAGAGTCAATTACTTGACTTATATAGAAAAGAAAGTAATATCCCTAGAATTTATAAAGAAACTCTAAGGGCTATTATTCATTTATTTAATAATCTCTCCGTCATTGATTCAGAGGAGAAGATAGTACAAGTTACATGTAGACACGGTAATCCAGAGAGGGTAGTAGCTAAATTAAAACAAGAAGACAATATCATTCTTCCAATTATTACGGTAACTCAAACTACCAGTGATAATGATGATAAGAGAAGAAGGTATAATCCTCTTTTGGTAAATGAGAGATATTGGGATACTAAGAAGGAAAGAGCCTTTAGGCTACTGAGTTTTGTTCCTCGCCCTATTAATATCAATTATAATATTAACTTNTGGTGTAAGTATAGGGCTGATGTTGATCAACTATTAGAACAAGCAAGGTTAAACTTTAATCCAGAGGCTGATGTTAACACTCCTTTTAGCCCTAGAACAAAAGCATATATCATAGGGGAAGAGGATAATTCAGAGGTTGCGGTTGGAGATACCGCAGATAGAGTAATTAAAAAGACCTTAAATGTGACGGTAGAAACTTATGTCCCTAGTCCTAAGTTTTTAGTAACCTCTACGGGTAAAATTGAAACGTTTAATGTGTTGGCTGGATTATATAAAAATTAAAAATATTATCAACACTTTCACGTAATACGGCTAAATATTATAGAGGAGTTTATAATGCAGGTAAAGAAAACAAAGGCTAAAATCAAGGAAGAGCAAGAACTTCAGCCATATATACCTCAAAAAGCAGTAAGAAATGAATGCTTACAATCGTTAGAAATTTATTTTATAAAGGAATCAGGTGAAACTGAAAATTATTGGTTGCAGCCTAAAGAGATAATTAAAATACCTTCCTCTGGAGTTACATCTCAGTTGAAGCTACTTCAAGAGAGAAGAATGATAAAGATGAGAGACGTTTAAGGAGATAATTTATGCCATCATATGTAAGTCCAGGTGTTTATGTAATAGAAAAGGATTTTTCGCAGTATGCTCCTTCCGTTAACTCTTCTGTAGTTGGTTTGGTTGGGTTCGCATCTAAGGGACCTACCAATAAAGCTACCCTAATTACAAGTCCTAATAGACTTATTGATACTTTTGGTCTTCCAAGTGAAGGAATACCTGGTCAAGGTTTAGAGGGCGCGTTAGAGATTTTAGAGACTACTAATAGTATGTATTATGTTAGAGCAGCAAATTCAGATGCTGCCGATGCCTCTGCTTCTATTGATTTTGGGTCTTGCCCCGCTATTGCAGTATCTAATGCTTATATTGGAACTGCTGCGGCGTATACGCCGCAATCAAATGCTCAACATTATACTTTTAGAATTCAAGTAACTGATAATGCAGGAGTTTCACAATTTGCTGCCCCTGGTAAAGAGTTTTCAGTGCCTTCGGGGACTATTACAGCAAATTCAGATGCCTCCAGTCAGGGAGTGGCTTTACGCAAGGTTATAGGAGGGTCCCTCCATACTGGGAACGCTGGCGCTTTCTTTGATAGTACTACTAACGTGTCTGGATATATCGTAGGATCTTATGCAGGTTCTGGAGCTTCTCTAAGTATTTCAGCTTATTCTAGCACTACCGCAGGAGCCGTGGTTCCAACAGCAGGAGCAAGTGGAGCTACAATCTTGTCTCAAGTTTCTCCTTCTTCTGGAGATACCCCAGGTGCTCTTGCTAGTTCTATGACTGTATATGGTTCTCAGTTTACTGACGCTAGTGCTGCTAAGGGATTTGGGTATGTGGTTGAGTCTTTGTATCCAGGAGCAGGATATAATCTTGGTACTAAAACTAATGGGGATACTAGTGGTAATAGTATTACTATTGAAAATATAAACGGAGAATATTTTGATATAAAGGTTAATGAAGATGGAGTTACACAAGAAACCTTTAGAGTTTCTTTAACTCAATACAAGAGCTTTGTTGAGCTTATGATAAATACAGCAGAGACTAATCTTAAATCAGGGATCATTAAAGGTAATCTTAATGCGTCTGCTGCTACCTTTACTTCTACTGCTTTGACAAATTATGTTAATCAGATATCTAATATAGGCACAGCAACCTATGGGCTTACTTATAAGGATCCAAATGGTANCACACATGTACTAGNTGGAAATGGTAATCCTAAGTTTGTTAAAGCTATTGAGGGGACTTATGGATTAGGAGGTGGAGATAATGGAAC